CTCGATCATACCACAGAAAGAGGTAAAACGCAATGACAAATCAGACGGAATCCCCCATCGCCACCGTTGGGCTGGACATGGCAGCAGACGTCGCCACGCTGACCCTGGAGAAGATCCAGGAAGGCCTGTGCGAGCGCTGCGGCGGTGATCCTGAGTTCTGCCACACACAGTGCGCCCGGCCCTGTGCCTTTGGGCTGCGGTTCATCGACTTGATGAAGGAACAGGCCACCACCCGCAAGCTGCCTGACTGGCAGGTACAGATGCAGCAGGAGGCCATCCAGCGCGCCCAGACCTGTCAGAAGTACATCAACGGCGGGCACGATGAAGCTACCGCTGCGCTGCTGGCGGGGTACAAGTCCACGGCCAGCTGGAACACCGCCAAGAAGAAGTACGCCGGGCAGCTCACCGATCTGCCGGCCATGAAGAAGGAGGAACCCAGGATGCACCGCTCTGTCCGCATCACCCAGGTATCCGGCGGCCTCGCCCGTTTCACCCTGACCGAGAACAATCTGGTGGTCATTGACGCCCCCGATATCCAGACCGACGGCAAAAACGCCTCCACCCTGCCCGAGCTGCGCATCTTCATGCGGGAGTTGCAGGACGCGCTGGAGATTCTTTCCGCATCTGTGGAGGAAACGTCCCATGAAGATTGACACCTGGCGCGTGCGGCCAGCTGAGAGCCTCGCCCTGAAGACGCTGGCCGGTATGGTGCAGCTGCTGACGGACGGCAGGACCATGGCCGCCCTGGACAAGCGCATCGACGCCGTGCCGCCCCTGCGCAAGGAGCTGGAAGCCGTGACCAGGCTCAGCGAGGATCTGCTGGCGCACCTGTGCCTCACCGTGCCCAGCGAGCAGCGCAAGTCGCTGGTGAAGCAGCTGCAATGGTCGGAGATCACCGTGGGTACCCGGTCGGTGGCCTCGGAGCCGGCATACTTCCTGATCCTGCTCAAGGACATGCAGCTGCTGACCGACTACGCGCTGCGGGCTGAGTGCTACCTGTGCGAAAAGTCCGAAGCAGAAGCCCACAAATGCCCCCTGCGCAAGGTGCTGGACAGCATCACCGTCCACGACATTCCCCGCGTGAAGGGGTGCAGCTACCGCGGCGCATCCATAGATGAAGCCCAACCCTGGCCTGAACCGACTGAAAAGGAGAATGCAAAATGAAGATCGATTTCACCCACGTCCGCTCCACCAAGACCTGCGAAGTCTTCCAGCATGGCGACAAGCCCGACATGATCTCCCTGTACCTGAAGAAGTCCCAGCTGCAGGATGCGGGCATCGACCCTGCCCGCGGCCTGACCGTGACCGTAGAGGAGGCCCAGCATGAGTGACCCCATCAAGATCGCCAGCCTGCAGCTGGAAAACGTGAAGCGCGTGAAGGCCGTGGCGCTCACCCCCACCCCCAACGGCCTGACCATTCTGGGCGGGCGCAACGGCCAGGGCAAGACCAGCGTGCTGGACTCCATCGCCTGGGCGCTGGGCGGCGACAAGTACCGCCCCTCCAACCCGCAGCGGGATGAATCGGTGCTGCCCCCGCAGATCAACGTAAAGCTCTCCAACGGGCTCATCGTGGAGCGCAAGGGCAAGAACAGCGCCCTCACCGTGACCGACCCACAGGGCCGCCGCTATGGCCAGACGCTGCTCAACGAGTTCGTGAACACCTTCGCCATCGACCTGCCCCGCTTCCTGGAGGCCAGCGACAAGGAGAAGGCCGAAACGCTGCTGCAGATCATCGGCGTGGGCGAGCAGCTGCGGGATCTGGAGACCCGGGAGCGTGACACCTACAACCAGCGCCACGCCATCGGTCAGTTGGCTGACCAGAAGGCCAAGTTCGCCAAGGAAATGCCCCTGCACGAAGGTGTGCCGGAAGCCCCCATCTCCGCCGGCGACCTGATCCGCCAGCAGCAGGACATCCTCCTTCGCAACGCCGAGAACCAGCGCAAGCGGGAGCGGCGCAGCTATTACAGCCAGCTGGTGCAGCAGCTTTCTTCCGAACTGGAGGAGATCACCCAAAAGCTGCAGGATGCTCAGGCCGATCTGGCCACCGCCGAGCGTGACGCCCTCGACCTCCACGACGAATCCACCGCCGAGCTGGAGGAGAACATCCTGCGCATCGATGAGATCAACCGCAAGGTGCGCGCCAACCTGGACCGCCAGAAGGCCATGGAAGACGCCCAGCAGTATGCCGACAGCTACAACAGCCTGACCGTGCAGCTGGAGAACCTGCGCCAGGCCAAGCGGGATCTGCTGAACGGTGCGAACCTCCCCTTGCCTGGGCTGACCGTAGAGGACGGCAAGCTGCTCTACAAGGGCCATGCCTGGGACGGCATGAGCTCCTCGGAGCAGCTGATCGTAGGCACGGCCATCGCCAGAGCGCTGAAGCCGGAGTGCGGCTTTGTGCTGCTGGATAAGCTGGAGCAGCTGGACACCATCACCCTGGACGCCTTCAACGTGTGGCTGAAGGAGCAGGGCTTGCAGGCCATTGCCACACGGGTCAGCCTGGGCAACGAGTGCACCGTGATCATCGAGGACGGCACGGTGGACGAACCGCCCGCATCATATCAGCCGAAATGGAAAGCAGGTGAATTTTGATGGAACTCATTCGCGGAAGGAAACCCGCGGCAGCCCTGAAGGTAGTGCTCTATGGGCCGGAAGGAATCGGCAAGAGCACCTTCGCCAGCATGTTCCCCGCCGCCGTGTTCGAGGACACCGAGGGCTCCACCGACCACATGGACGTGGTTCGTACCCCCAAGGCCCGCAGCTTCGCCGAACTGAAGCAGCACGCGCAGCACTTCATCCAGCATCCCAATCAGCTGGGCACCTATGTGGTGGATACCTTCGACTGGGCGGAGCGCCTGGCCACGGAGGATCTGCTGGCCAGCAAGCAGGTGCAGGGCATTGAGGACTTCGGCTTCGGCAAGGGGTATGTGTACCTGGGCGAAAACGTGGGCAAGTACCTGGACATGCTCACCGAGCTGAACAACCGGGGCGTGCATGTGGTGATCAACTGCCACGCCATGATGCGCAAGTTCGAGCAGCCCGACGAAATGGGTCAGTATGACCGGTGGGAGCTGAAGCTCTCCAAGAAGGTCGCCCCGCTGGTGAAGGAATGGGCGGACATGATCCTCTTCGCCAACTACAAGACCATCGTGGTGAACGTGGACGGTCAGGGCGCCACCAAGGGCAAGAACAAGGCCACCGGCGGCAAGCGGATCATGCACACCACCCATCATCCCTGCTGGGACGCCAAGAACCGCTTTGGTCTCCCTGATGAGCTGCCCTTCGACTACGGCCAGATCGCCCATCTGGTAGCCAACCCCGCGCCCTCCCAGGTGGGCAGTGCCCACACCCAATCCGCCGCAGGCTCCGCGCCGCCCGAGGTCTCGCCCGCGCCTGTTGTTGAGCCTCCGCCGCCTGTGCAGCAGACCGGGGACATCCCGCCCGCGCTGGCCGCGCTGATGGCTGCCAACCAGGTCAAGCCCGCCGAGATCCAGGCGGTGGTAGCACAGAAGGGATACTTCCCCGCTGACATGCCCATCGGCGACTACCCCGCCGACTTCATCCAGGGCGTGCTGATCGCCGCCTGGCCTCAGGTGGAAGCCGCCGTACTCGCCAACCGACAGAAACCCACACCATTCTAAGGAGGAAACAAGACCATGAGCGAATTCGACAACCTGACCCCCAACAACGGCTTCGAACTTGGCTGGGACCATGAGATCACCCAGGACGAAATGCAAAGCGTACTCCTGCCCGAGGGCGACTACCCCTTCATGGTGGTCAACCTGGAGAAAGCCCGCCACACCCCCAAGCAGGGCGGCAAGCTCCCCGCCTGCAACAAGGCCATCCTGACCCTGCGCCTCACCCTGCCCGACGGCCAGACCGCCGACCTGCGCTACAACCTGTTTCTGCACTCCTCCCAGGAGTGGAAGCTGGGCGCGTTCTTCTACGCCATCGGCCAGAAGCGCAAGGGCGAACCCCTGCGCATGAACTGGGGCACCGTGATCGGCTCCACCGGCCGCTGCCATGTGAAGCAGCGCACCTACAACGGCAACACTTCCTGCGAGATCGACCGTTTCCATGAACCCAGCGCTGTCCCTGCTCCCGCTGCCTACCAGCAGCCCCAGAGCTACGCACAGCCCCAGGGCGGCGGCTTCACCCCCGGTAAGTTCTGATGAAATACGATCTTACCGGCCAGAGGTTTGGTAAGCTCACAGTCACTGCCCCTGCCGACATTAAGAACGGAAAACACTATTGGTTATGTATCTGCGACTGTGGCAAACAAACGCAAGTTCCGACCTACCGGCTTACTTCAGGCAAAACAAAGTCTTGCGGCTGCCTTGTGAAAAAACATGGCAAAACGCGTAAAGAACGCCTGTATAACATCTGGGTTGGAATGCGTCAACGCTGTCGAGATACACACGCCAAGGACTATCCGCGCTATGGCGGCAGGGGTATTTCTGTTTGTAGGCAATGGGACGACTACCTTTCATTCCGCAACTGGGCTTATCAGAACGACTATAACGATCATCTTTCCATCGACCGCATCGACTCCGATGGCCATTACTGTCCCGAAAATTGTCGCTGGGTTGATACCAAAGCACAGAACAACAATCTTCGCAGCAATGTACGCTACGAGTACAACGGGCAAAACATGACACTGGCAGAATGGGCTGCGGCCCTAAACATTCGCTACAGTTTGCTCGTTCAACGCAGAAGGCGCGGTTGGTCTTTTGAAAGAATGATCTCCGAAGGAGTACAGAAAAAGAATGTTCGAACTTAGAGCGTATCAAGAAGAAGCCCGCAAAGCCGTCTGGGCTGAATGGGATGAGAAGGGCATCAAGAACACGCTGCTGGTGCTGGTCACCGGCGGCGGCAAGACCATCATCTTCTCCAAGATCATCGAGGATTGCGTCCGGCGGGGCGAGCGTGTCCTGGTGCTGGCACACCGGGGCGAACTGCTGGAGCAGGCAGCCGACAAGCTGGCCCGCTCCACCGGATTGCAATGCGCCGTGGAGAAGGCGGAGCAGACCTGCATGGGCTCATGGTTCAGGGTGGTAGTTGGCAGCGTGCAGACCCTTCAGCGGGAGAAGCGCCTCGCCCAGTTTCCGGAGGACTACTTCGACGCCATCATCATCGACGAAGCCCACCACGCCCTGGCCGATGGCTATCAGCGTGTGCTGGAGCACTTCCCCGCCGCCCGTGTGCTGGGTGTCACCGCCACCCCTGACCGGGGCGACATGAAGAACCTGGGACAGGTGTTTGAGTCCCTGGCCTATGAGTACACCCTGCCCCGCGCCGTGCAGGAGGGCTATCTGGCGCCCATCAAGGCGCTGACCGTTCCGCTGAAGCTGGACATCAGCGGCGTGGGCATCCAGAACGGCGACTATAAGGCCGGAGAAGTGGGCACCGCCCTGGAACCCTACCTGCACCAGATCGCCGAGGTGATCGCCCGTGAGTGCGCCCAGCGCAAGACGGTGATCTTCCTCCCCCTGGTGAAGACCGCCCAGAAGATGCGGGACATCCTGCGCAGCCACGGCATGAAGGCCGATGAGGTCAACGGCGAATCCCCCGACCGGGCGGAGATCCTCGCCCGCTTCGACCGTGGGGAAAGCAACGTGCTATGCAACGCCATGCTGCTCACCGAGGGCTGGGACTGCCCCAGCGTGGACTGCATCGTGGTGCTGCGCCCCACCAAGCAGCGCGGCCTGTACTGCCAGATGGTAGGCCGAGGCACCCGCCTCCACCCCGGGAAGGATCACCTGCTACTCCTGGACTTCCTGTGGCACACGGAGCGCCACCAGCTGTGCCGCCCCGCTCACCTGGTAGCCAAGACCCCGGAGGTCGCCCAGAAGATGGTGGAAAACCAGGAAGCCGCCGCCGGACAGCAGCAGGCCATGGACATCATGGAGGAAGTGGAGAAGGCCGAGAGCGATGTGGTCGCCCAGCGCGAGCAGGCCCTG